AACAGCCCAGACGACGCCGCGGCAGCGTTGGCGCCGTACCCTGCGGTGCCAAGCCCCGCTTCGATAGCTGCTGGCGTCAGTGCGTTGGTAACCGTAGACGTTGCCGGCGCAAGTGCGTTAGCGGCGCTGCCCGCCAGCCCACCAATAGCCTGCCCAGTCAAAGAAGCCAGGAACAACGGAACGCCGTAGTCCATGACCGGGTTCATAATTTTTTCAAGTCCGCTCGGCCGCTCTTGGTACTGCCCAATAGGCTTGTTATTCTGCATCAGCGCGATGTCTGATGTAGCGAACCCCATATCCTTGAGGCTGATGCTTAAACCTTTATCCCGCACAAAGTCGGCAAAACCCGGCGCCAAGCCCATCACGGGCACTTCAAAGCCTGTGTCTGAGCCAGCGTAGCTGGTTTGCGTTTCACCGGTCGGCACCATCGAAGGCCCCGTCCACCCAAGCGCAGCCAATTGCTCAGGAAACCGCGCGGCGAACGTGGCCACGTCCAACGCTTGTTGGTCAAGATTTGTCGCCGGCGCCGCGCCGTATTGCGTGCCCGGCGAAACGCGCGCCGCCAAGGCGTTGACGCCTTCGGTTTCCTCTTCGGTGGCCAATCGGTTTCGGGTCGCCATCGCTTATCCAATCCGCCAGTTGGTGCCGTCGCTGAACACCGGCACGACGTTTGCCCCGCCGCCGGCAACGATGGAGTGAAACGTCGTAGCGCTGGCGTCGGTCACAACCGCCCGAGCGCCGGCCCCAGCCGTAGCCGCGGCGGCCAGCGCCGCCACAGTCTGCGTGCCGCTGTTAATCCACTTCGCTCCGGCCGTCAGCGTCAGCCCCGGCACGCGCAGCGACGTGACGTTGGTGTTGCCTAACGTCACCTCGTTACTGACCGTGGCCGACGACGCTTCAGCATCGTAACCGATGATCGTATTATTGCTGCCCGTCGTCAACGCGTTGCCGGCCGCGTAGCCGACAGCCGTGTTGTTGGAGCCTGTGACCAACAGCAGCGCGTCCGCGCCGTGGGCGGTGTTGCCCGCGCCAGTCAGCGTAGCGTTCAGCGCCCGGTAGCCGGTGGCGGTGTTGTAGTTCGCCGTCGTGGCCGTGGTCAGAGCGCTGTAGCCAATCGCGGTGTTGTAGTCGCCGCCCGTGTTGGCGTCAAGCGCCGAGGCGCCGAGCGCGGTGTTTTGGATGCCGTCAGTGTTGGCCGTCAGCGCGTCGTAACCGACCGCGGTGTTGTTGGTGCCCGTCGTGTTGGAATCGAGCGCGGTGTTACCCACGGCGACGTTGGTGGCAATCTGGTTGCCGCCTTGGCCAACCGTCACGCCCACCACCTTGTCCAACTCGTAGGACGCAAAGATGTTGTCGTCCGTCTTGATCGTGACGCCGGCCGAGGTCTGCAGCACGAACTTGTACGCCGCGCCGGCCGTCAGCCAGATTTGCGCGGGCGTGCGCCCGGCGCTGTCCAGTACGATGGGGTTGGTGTTGTTTGTCGACGCGGCCGAACTGGTGTAGGTCGCCGCGGGCGTAGTTGAGCCGGCGTCGTAGACGTAGATCAACCCTCCGGCAAGGGGTGCGCCGTTGTTGTCGAAGAACTGGGCGCCAGCGCCTGCGTAGAGCGAAAGCGATACGGCCATAGCGACCTCTTACTGTTGAATCTGGGTGACGGTGAGCAGAACCGCCGCCGCAGCCGGAGCATACCCGGTTGCTGGCTCGGCCGCTAGTGATAGTGCGACATCTGAAACTGCCCACATAAGCTGGACGTAATCGTTGGCCGCCAAGGAAACAATCTCGCCCGAAGTGATCGTAGCGTACCCGCTGTTGGAGTCCACCGACACGAGCGACGTGCTGTTGGCGATGTCTTGCGTGCCGTTGATGCGAAGCCAGAATCTGCCGTTCTTGAGCGATGAATTGGTGGACGTAAGCTGATACCGTGCCTGAAACATGTAGAGGCCAGAGTCAGGAACCGTAATTTGATCGGCCGGACTGCCCTCCAGCGTCACGCCGCCGGCCACATCAGTGTTGGTCAGCGCGATGGCGTAAGCGGTGTTGGGTGCAGCCGCAGTCAGATTGGTCGTGCGAGTGAACTCGCCGTAGTACTGCTCTTGGTCAATCGTCGGCCGCACAAAGATCTCGCCGTCCGTGACGCCCACTTTGAGCACCGCGGCCACGGGAATGACGTTGTTCGGCGCGGTCGGCTTGACGTTGGTAAATCCGCCGGCAACAGTCGGGCTGGCGTACAGGATGTCGCCCACGTTGAAGGCGCTGGTGTCGATGCCGCCAACGTGCCCCCAGACCGTCACGAGTCCGATGGAGCCACTGTCAGGCAGCGTCTCGGCCATTACGCCGAAGATGTATAACGACGGCGCACTACCGTCCGCGAGATACTTGGTGACCGAGATGTAGTTGTTGCTGCCGACGCCGGCGAAGCCCACCACTTGACCCTTGAAGATGGTTGCGCCGGTAGAGTTCTGCACCAGCGCCCGGCTGACAAGGCTGGAGTCGGCAATCGCTTCCGGCAACAGCGAAAAGAACCGGAACCAGGCGCGCGTCGTCAGCCGCTCATCGTCGACCAACGGGTCGCGTGACGCCGGCACGCGCGGCGGATCTTGCACGTCACGCTCCGGTCGGGGACACAAGCAACTCGGCCCCCATAATGGCAATCTTCACTGGATCGGTGCCGCTGATCTCGTACACCCGGTCGCGCAGCTTGAGCGTCATGCCAAGGCGCCGCCAAAAGACGCGGCGGTTGTACTCGCCGATCTTGCCCATGCCGGCCCAATGCTCGTTCGACCATGTATGGCCGCCGTCGTCGCTCCAACGCAACATGATTTGAGGGTCTACGCCGCGCAACGGCGCGGCGTTAGTGGACGAGATGTAGTCGCCGTTCTCAAGCGTCAGAAAGTCGCTATTCTCAGCCAGCAGCAAAAACGTCTCGGCGTCCAGCACCCCCACGCCCGACTCGCAGTCAAGCTGCAAGGTGTGGTGCGCGGTGCGCTTGAGGTTGTTCTGGCCGGTCGGCAGCGCCCGCCACGAGCGCAGCCAGCGCTGCGTGGCGTTGTTGTCGCTGTAGACCTCGGGGTCGAAGGCGTAAATCAGGCCAAGCAGCCAGTCGCCGACAAGGATCTCGCCGTTGAAGTTGGCCTGGCAGTTGCTGCGGTGCCGCACAAAGTTGACGCCATCCCAACCGGCACGCTCGTGCCACGCGCCGGTGCTGACATCGTACACCCACGTCGCGTCAGCCGTGGGGAACGTCAGGACGTAGAAGCTGTGCCCGTCCTGCTGGTAGGTGTAGGCCACCGCGTCGTTGAGCACGTCGTACTGCTGAATCTGCCACTCGACAGCGTGCGTGCTGATGCGCTGGCCGTTGTAGCCGCGGTTGCGGTAAACGACGCCGTTGCCCCGGGCGTCGGCGCCTAGCCAAAAAACAGAGTTGTCGAGTTTGGCGATGCTGTAAGGCGCCAAACAGCCCAACTCCATAAACGCGCCGTCGATACGGGCGAGAGGAAAGTCGGCCAGCCCGGCGTTGTACCAGATTTCGATAGTGCTGGTACCAAAAAGCCAGATCTCGCGGTGGTTGACGTTTAGCGCCACCACGTTGTCCGGGTTGCCTTCGGCGCTGGCAAAGTCCAGCGGATCAACGCTCGTGCCGTCGTTAAGCGAAGTCACCCAGAACCGCTGGCTATTGGGCTGATTGAAAACGAAATACCCGTCGATGTAGCCGACCGTCACTGCGCCGGGGAAGTCCGGGTCGGTGATCTGGGCAAACGCGCCGGTGTTGGAGTTGTAGATGAAACCACTCGGGTTGCACGCGATGAACAACTGCGTGCCGTTGTCCACCATGCTGACCGGGCCGCTGCCGTCAATGTACCCAAGGAACGTAGTGTCGTAGTTGCCGTCCACGCGCAACAGTTCGCCGCCCGAGGCGACGTACAGGTAGTCGCCAAATGGCCACATGCCGCGGATCGGTCCCGGGCCCACGGTGGCCACCAAGCGCAGCCCGGGGCACCGCTGAAGGAACGCCGGTTCCTTGCCGCCTTCTGCCACAATCTCGGGGTAGAGGTTCACCATGCGGCTGTCCGCAGCGTTGACGCTGCGGGCTACATAGCTTGAGCCCAGAACTGGCGTCTTCATGCTACACTACCATTCATGTTAAACGGAGGTTGAGCATGGAAACGTGGAGACCAGTTCTTGGCTTTGAGGATCTGTACGAGGTTAGCGACCACGGCCGCGTGCGCCGCACGGCGCGAGGCAAAACCATCGACGCTGCCAAAGTACCCCAGGCCAAGGAAATGTTTGCCGCCGGCGCTACGCTGAAAGAAGTCGCTGCGTTTCTTAGCGTTAGCATCACTACGGCGCAGGCCATCAAAAAAGGCAAAACGTGGGCCGGCGACGCGCGGCACAGGTTGGTTAAAACCACTTTGCTGAAAGGGTACTTGCAAGTGTCGCTGTGCAAAAACGCCAAGTACACGCGCCGCGCCGTTCACCGGCTCATGTGGGAGTCGTTCAACGGTCCCATTCCCGGCCGACTTGAAATTAACCACAAAAACCTTGACCGCGCCGATAACAGACTTGAAAACTTGGAGCTTGTGACGCACCAGCAAAACATTCAGCACGCAATTGACGCCTACAAAAGCCAAGGGCTGTTGCGGGCTGTCAAAGGTGTGAAGGGGTTTATTGCTGGTCGGCATAGCAAGTACGACAACAATTAAACGTCTTTAGTAATTAGAGGCAAAGATGTTGTAGCGCTGCCTCGTCGCAATCAGCGAGTACGGCATCGACATCAGGTCATCCGGGTTGTTGATGCGCTTGAGGTTACGCTTGCTCGTCATGGCGATGCGCTTGACTTGCGGCGACGGCTCCACGCCGAACTCCGGCGCGAACTCCATCGCCAAGTTGTAGACGAAGGCGCGCAGGTAGCCTGGCGGGAACGTCAACGCCGTTGACAGGTTGGCCGGCTGCGTCAACACCTCGACGCTGACGAAGTGCCACTCCAAGTCGCGCAACGGCACCGGGTAGACGTACATCTCAATGTCCGGGTACGTCATGTTGACCCAGATGACCTGCGGGTACGTCGAGGTCACGGTCTTGACCGCGATGCCGTCGTACTGCTGCTGGTTGATGATCTTGATGCCGTAGCTGACGTTGGTGCCAGCGTCGCGGAAGTACGTCGCGTCGTCCAGCATGATCGGCCGGTTGCCGACGAAGTTGCCGCTAGGTCCGAGCGTGCGCGTGCGCTGGCTGGCAGGCCAGGTGAACACCTGATCCTGCGTCGAGAACACCGACAGCCGCTCAGTCGACCACGAGTCGATCATCTGCTGCATGGCCGTCAGCGCGTCCTGAGAGACGGCATTGGAGGGCGTCTCGCCCTCGGCCAGCACGCCCAGCAGCCGCAGGGCGCGATTGATCAAATCACCCGCCGAGGTCGACATGCTCAGGCTCCTTTCGACGAACCCGACGCGCCATCTGGTTCACAGGCAGATTGGGCTCAGGCTCTTCGCCCGGAGTATACCGCTCCCATCCGTGTTGTTCGTCGTGTTGAGCCTCAAGATCCATCGTAGCGATCTTGACGCCGTGGCGGGGATGACGCAAGTAGATGAGAGCCATGAAATTGAGAAGGGGGCCGAAGCCCCCTTTGGGTTAGTTGCCGGCCATCACAATCCAGTTCGTGCCGTCTTCGCAGACAAGAATCGCCCAAGCGCCAGCGGAAGCGGCAAGGATTGCCGTACCCGCGGTGCCCGAAGTGCGAGGCTTGACGTTTGAAGAAGCCGAAATGACCGTATAAGTCGCGGACAGGTTCTTGATGAACACGACGCGGCCAATGTTGGCCGCACCGCTCGGAAGCGTAACCGTGACGTTGGCCGACGCACCGTTGCAGACGACGAAGTTCTCTTCCTCACCCAGCGTAAAGCTGGCCGTCTTGGAGACGGGAGCGTTGAGATACAGCGTCGTCAGCGACGGATCGGAGAACGCCACGCCGACAGATTTGCTATTCGGCATGGTGTTCTCCTTGCGTCAGGCCACGCGGTACAGCGTCCAAGCGCCGGCGCCGGTCTTGCGAGCGATCAGCAGCGCGCCGGTCGTGACCGGGATGGTCATCGTCAGCGAGCCGCTCACCGTCCAGCCCGTGCCGGCGGCGATCACCGCGGTGCCCGAAGAGGTACCGAGGTTGACCACGCGGAACTGCAGGGACGTGCCCACGCGGTCCGTGTTCGCCAGCGCGGCCTCCAGCAGCGCGACGGTCGGCAGAGTGTAGGTCTGCTGGGTCGTCACGCCGCTGTTGACCAGCAGCAGGCCGTTGGCGACTTGCGCTGCCGTCAGCGTTGCCGTTGCCGTCAGAGAAATCGGCGCGGGGATGAAGCCGATAAACGGCTCGTCAAGGTTCGCGGCGCCGAGTTGCTGACCGCCACCACCATTAGGGAGTGCCATGATTCAGGTTCCTTTCGTCGTTGATCAGCCCCACAGACGGCAAGCCATCTGCGGACGGATGACGCTGTAGCCGTACAGCACGTCGATACGGCACGGCAGGCGGTCGTTGTTGATGTCGTACTGACGCACGACGCGCAGGCTGATGCCGTTGTGGACGGCACGCGAGGCCATGTCGACGCCCTGCGGGAGCAGCAGGTCGGCGGTGGCGAACGTGATGGCGTCCTTGTGGTAGATCAGGTTCTGCGGGTACGCGGTCGACGCGGCGCCGAGGAACGTCACGGCCTTGCTGTTGCCAGGCAGGGCGTTGACGGTCGCCAGAGCGTGGCTGGCCGAGTACATGGCGGCAACGGTGATGTTGCCAGCACCCGAGCCGTCCAGCGTCACGTCCGACAGCGCCACGAACTGGAACAGCGAGCCGGTCGTCTCACGGGTCTGCGGGTTGACCGCAAAGCAGTCAGCCACCGTAAACACGTCGCCAGCCTTGACCGTTGCCGCCATG